TTACACATTACCTATTCCTGCGCAACTAACAGTAAATTCTAAAGTTGAATACGAAGCAGGCGGTATCGGAGCATTTGCTGCTGCAGCAGCAGGCAGATTAAATGTACAAGGCGCAACAAGTGATATTACAAATATGCTAAGATCTGGTTATGAGGGTGCTAAGGAAGTCCTCGGAGTCAGCGATGTTTTTAGTGAATCTGGAATAACAAAAAATTCAGAAGTTGCAGCATTAGTTGTAGGTGGTACTGCAACATTAGCAGCAAGTAAACTTGGAGCATTGGGTACTGCAGTTGCTGGTGCTACAGGAATTGGATCTTTCTTACAAGGAGCAGGTCTGGGAGCAGGATTGGCACTTAATCCACACATGGCAGTTTTATTTAAGTCTGTTGGACTACGAACGTTTGGATTTCAGTATAAGTTTATCGCTAGGAACCAACAAGAGTCGAATACCATTAGAGATATCATAACAACGTTAAAGTACCATATGCATCCAGAGTTTTATGCTGGTAATTTAGCATTTAAGTATCCAGACAGTTTTGAAATAGATTTTTCATCAAATAGAAAAAACTGGTTGTTTACTATTAAAAACTCTGTGCTTACTGATTTAACTGTCAACTATAACGGAGAAAACATGCCTATCTTCTTTGAGGATGTTGGCGCACCAGTTTCTATTGATATACAGATGACATTCCAAGAGACTGAAATATTTACAAAGGCAGATTACCCAGAGCAACATGAGGTTGCTCAAAAACGTGATGTTGCAAATCGATTGACTTCTGGTAGAACTGGAGCAAACATTGATCCATCTGATGCAGCTGGAATAGATAGTCCCGTCTTAAGAAGAATCGGATAACATGGCAACCTTATTCGATGATATACTAACAAGAGGACTTCGCGCTGGTCAAACGCCTGCGAGAAGTCAGGCTGCGCGTAATTGGTTTAGAGGTGTTGCTAAAAGAACATCTGGTGTGAATCCAGATAAGATATTAGCAAATGCAGAAGATAAAGATTTCAGAGCAACTCCTGTAGTCGGTAGAATGTATAACTTTTTCTACGACCCAAAGGGCAAAAAAACATTACCCTATTATGACAAGTTTCCTTTGATCTTTATGGTTGGACCAGCATCAGGTGGATTTTATGGATTAAACTTACATTATCTACCACCAGTGTTGAGAGCGAGACTAATGGATTCATTGTATGGTATCGTATCAAATGAAAAATATGACAGGACAACAACACTTAGGTTGTCATATGAAGTATTACAAGGTGCAGCAAAGTATAGATTATTTAAACCCACATTCAAACATTATCTTGCTTCAAATGTTAGGTCTAGATTTTATCATGTCGCAGCAACACAATGGGATATCGCTTTGATGTTACCGACGCAGAGATTTGAAGGTGCAAGCACACAAAAAGTCTATAGAGACTCAAGAAGGAAAATCTAATGGCATTTAATGTAAACGATTTTAAGGGATCACTCTCCACTGGTGTTGCTAAGACTTCTCACTTTGAGGTTTCTTTTACACCGCCAGTAGGAATAGGAATAGACTTTGATATATCAAGGCAATTGACGTATAGAGCAGACTCAATAGAAATTCCTGGGAGAACTGCACTTACTATTGAGCATAGATTTGCTGAGAATGGTCCACTAAATAAGATACCATATACACAGGTGTTTGGTGACGTGACGATTACGTTTATTCTAAGCGATAACCTTGGTGAAAAATTGTTCTTTGAATCTTGGATGGCAAGTATGATGGACACTACTCCACAAGGTTTAGGTCAATCATTCAACGTAAAGTATTTTGATAATTATAAATCAAATTTAGATATAAGGCAGTTTGATTCTAATGGAAGATTAAGAAACACCATAAAACTTATAGACTCATATCCTATTATTATGAATGGTATTCAAATGGGATGGGGCGACGATTCGATCGCCAAACTTTCTTTGCAGTTTGCATTAAGGTATTACGAGATAATACCAGATTCAAATGAAGAACAAGTTGCTGAAACCAAAGAGACCGTGATTCAACCAAACATTACAAGTAAACCTATATCGATTGGAATAGACCAAAGAGAAGCATCAACCCCTAGTCCATCAAATAGAGTATTTACAGGATTAGCATCTGGGCAATAAACAAACAATTTAATTATGGAGATTGAGAATGTTACCTACATTATCTATACCTGAGTTCAAAACTAAGTTACCATCTACAGGAAAGACTATAAAGTTTAGACCGTTTTTGGTTAAAGAAGAAAAAGTTCTTTTGATTGCTTTGCAAGATGGAGAAAAACAAAGTATTATTGAAGCAGTTGTGTCATTACTGAAGAACTGCGTGCTGAGTAAGGTTGATATTGATAAACTACCAACGTTTGATATTGAGTGGTTGTTTATGCAAATAAGATCGAAGTCGGTTGGCGAGGAAATACAAATGACACTCGGTCATAATGACGACAAATCATGCAAAGAAAGAACAAATATAATTTTTAAGATTGAAGACTTATCCATCAGTGGTAGTATAAGTGATGGTAAAATAGAATTAGCAGATGGCATTGGTATTAAGTTAAAGTATCCTACTTACAGTAACGATAAGATGATGGAGCGTAATGCCGAAAACTTATTTGTTATGGTAAAAGAAAATGTTGAATATGTTTATGATTCAGAAAACGTTTACGATGAGTTTACTGAGCATGAGATGGATGTATGGTTAGAACATTTGAACCAACAACAGTTTGAAAAAATATTAGTGTTCTTCACTGATGGACCATCGTTAAGTCATTTGATTGAATGGGAATGTGAAAAATGTGGAGAAAAGGATTATGCATTGGTGGAGGGTCTCAAAGATTTTTTTATGTTGGCCTGATGCATGAAAGTTTAGTTAACATGTATCAGATGAACTTTGCTTTAATGCACCACCATAAATATTCTCTCACAGAGTTAGAAAATATGATACCGTTTGAGCGAGATGTGTATGTTGGTTTGCTAAAAAATTACTTAGAAGAAATGGACGAAGCACAAAGGTCACGAAGATAAAACTTAGGAATAACAATGTCAAACTATTTTTCTTACTTCCCAACAACACAACATGATCTGACAAATATTGGTCAGAACGTTGAACTGACAAATATAATTCGCAGGTTTAAGATAAAGAATTCTTTGTCGACGGATACTCGTGTCTATGAAGACTACGATATACAGGCAGGTGAAAGACCAGATACTGTAGCGGATAAGTTCTACAACGATCCGAACTACGCATGGTTGATTCTTCTATTTAACGATATTGTCGACCCTGTGTTTGGTTGGCCGTTATTTAATAATGACTTTGATAACTTTATCATTGGAAAGTATGGCAGCATAGCAAGTGCTCAAGGAACTGTTCATGAGTATCGAAAAGTATTAAATCCAAAGTCTGTAAAGTTTGACGGAAGAATAGTAGAAAAAAGAACAGTGACAATTGACTTAACAACATATAATACATTAGGTGCATCTTTGCGCGAGTCAATATCACAATATGATTATGAAGAAGAAGTCAACGAAAACAAAAGACAAATAAAAATATTGCACGAAAGATATTTAACCAATGTATCAAAACAAGTAAAGGGTATTTTAAAAGATGGCGTTTGAGGGTTACAAGGTTGATGGTGATGTTGAGGTTGAATCCGCAACGCTGATACTTGGAAATCTTCAGGTTATCGATATCTCACAACTAGCATCTGAGGTTAATATCTATCAAAATTTATTCAATCATTATATTGAAGCAAGTTTTGTAATGGATGATAGTTTCAATTTGTTTGCTGATGGATACACAGGCAATGAAGTTATTGAAATATCTTTTCGCAATGCAGTTGGACCAGGTGTCACGCCAGAACCTGAGTTTGTTCGTCATATCTTTCATATATACGAAATATCAGATAAAAAGAGAATATCTGAATTTAGAGAAGTATACAATATAAATTGTGTCAGTCCAGAAATGTATCAAACAACACCACGTAAGATAAGCAGATCTTATGGACCATCAACCATTTCTGATATGGTGAAAAAAATAAGTGATGAATATCTTTATAACGAAGGCGCAAAAGATTATTACAGTAATCTATCAAAGGTATTCGGATACAATAAACGTAAAGACTTGACACTAGACGATACAAGCGGTCAACAACAGTTGGTTATTCCAAGAATGCCAGTAGATGATGCTATTAACTTTCTATCAAACGAAGCGGATTCGCCTGATCATCTTCCGTTTTACACATTTTACGAAGATGCTAATGGTTTTAATTTTAGAAATGTGTCAAATTTAGTAGATCAACCTGTCACGCAAACATATCATCATCTTCCGATGCGTAACACTATTCCAAATGATAATATCGATGAATTAGAACAAGAACTTGGACAAAATCTAGATGACTCCTTCAAGATCATATCATACAACGTGGTTCAGCAAAGCAACATATTAAAGAACGCAAACTACGGGATGTACAAATCGAAGACGTTAAATCTAGATATTCATAGACGTTCTACTAAAGAAGTCATTTACGATTATGATACCTTTGGTGATAAGTTTAAACAAATAGAAAATAAAGTGTTGGGTGGTTCAGACGGTGAACCTGTATTTGCTCTTACAACCACGCGATTCAGTCATGACAGTGATAGTACATTGGTTGTTGAGAATCATTTACCCAAAAAAATAAACACTACAAAAGCAATTACTGATAGTTACAAACGATCGATATTTAATGTTGTAATGGAAGTGACTGTTGCAGGTAACGACAAAATAAATGTTGGACAGATAATAGAACTAATGTTTTATCGTACAATTGACGACACAGTAAGTTTTGACACATACGATAAATACCTGAGTGGAAAATATTTAATCACCAAAGCGCGACATAAATTGGGTGGCGCGAAAACAGGTGTTGATTATGTAACTGTAATAGAGTGTACCAGAGATGGTATAAAAGAAGACTAAAGGAGAAAGAAATGCCATTACCAGATTCAAAAAGAGCAAAACAAATGCTTGCAGAAATCGTAACTAACGAAGCACCAAAACCAAAGCGAGCTCGTAGAACTGCTTCTGTTAGAACTGAGTCTACTTCTACTATTAAACCTGCATTTTTGCAAGAGGTTGTAGAACCAGATAATCAGATTCCAGAGGATGACGCTGAGTAAATATGCGAGATTTTATTGGTAGAAAAGGTTTCACGTGGTTTGTTGGAGTTATAGAGGATAGAAATGATCCTGTAAAACTTGGACGATTGCGTGTGCGATGCTTTGGTTGGCATACTGAAGACAAGGGAGAGATTCCGACGGATAAACTTCCTTGGGCATTGCCGATGAATAGTGTCAACTCAGCACAAACTAATAACATCGGAATATCACCGACAGGATTAGTTGAGGGTGCTTGGGTTATAGGATTCTTTTTAGATGGTGATCGTGCGCAAGAACCTGTTGTTATGGGAACACTTGCCACTATTCCTTCTGAGTTAGCAAATACTCAGGAAGGATTCTACGATCCCAACGGAAAGTATCCAGAGGTGATTGACGAACCTGACGTGAACCGTCTATCAAGAAACGACAGCGATAAACCCCATGATGTACTTGCCAGTAAAGAAAGTGGAAGAACAACGAATGTTACCATGGCAAATGGTGGTGTTTGGAGTGAACCTACTTCAGCATACAACGCAACGTATCCTTACAATCATGTAAAAGAAACTGAGTCGGGTCATATCAAAGAGTTTGATGATACTGCAGACAACGAACGAATACATGAGTATCACAAAAGTGGTACATTCTATGAGGTTCAACCTGATGGAACTAAAGTAACACGTGTAGTTGGAGAAAACTATATGATTGTTGCTAAAGGCAACGATGTAAATATAAAAGGTAACTGCAATCTAACGATTGATCAGAACTGCACTACTTACATCAAAGGTGATTGGGATATACTTGTCGGTGGAAATAAAAGAGAAACTGTTCAAGGAACGGTGACTGAAGAATATGCAAAGACACAAAACACTACTGCTGGTGGCGATATTACCATTGTCGGTGGACCAAATATTAATCTAAACCCATAAACGATTATGCCAGCAATTACAAGAGTCGGATTAGATAGTCATATAGGACACTCAAGTCCTACTCCTAATCCATTTCATAAGACAACATATGCTACTGGTTCACCTAATGTATTTGTAAATGGTGCTGCTGCAGTTCGTATTGGAGATTTAACTTCTTGTGGTGATCCTGCAGTGGGAGGTAGTTCTACAGTGTTTATAAATGGTATTGCAGTGCACAGACAAGGTGATGCAACAGGGGGACACCAAAGTTGGGTTCCTAATGCATCTGCTTCAGGATCACCTAATACTTTTGCTGGTGGATAGTATAAATAGACTAAACTAACTGTTCTCTATCTTAAAGGGGACATCCTTATTATAACGTAAACGCGAATTGATGTCAAGGATTTTTTTATGAATACTCA